AAGTATTCAACAAGGCACTTAAGGCTATGCCACGTAAGTACAAGCAACGTCGTGGAGACCTTCGCTTCCTTGCTGGATCAAACTTGATTCAGGATTTCCTATATGCTAACAGCATTGGAACAAACCAAACAATTCCACAAGATATCGCTTCAAGCGTTATCCGTGGTGGAGTTGCACCACTAGGTGGACCTGCAGGATATGTGGCACCATTCGCATTCGGTATTCCGATTGTTGAAGTTCCACTTCTTTCAGAGACACAGACTGGTACATATGCATCACCATCAGGTTCACACGGAGATATCCACTTGACATTCCCAAATAACGTAGTTATTGGTATCAAGCGTGATGTAACTGTTTACCGCTTCTTCCAGCCACGTAAGGACACAATTGAGTACACAATGTATACTCGTGTTGGCGTTCAGATCGAGCAGGCAGACGCTTGGGTAGTTATTAAGAACGTTAAGGTTGCTTCTTAATTAATTTAAGATAAAACCCTCGAAAGGCCCCTAATTAATTTTAGGGGCTTTTCATTTTAATTTATCAATGCTATAATTGAAGAACCTAACAAAGGAGAATATATGTCATTTGAGACATTGAAGGTCGCAGAACTCAGAAAAATTGCAGAGGACTTTGCAGTTGATACTGATGGTATTAAGAGTAAGACAGATATCGTAGCCGCCCTTGCGGAAGAGGGAGTCACCTGGTCTGTTTATCAAAAAACTATTAAAGATATCGAAGACGCAACAGATGAATTTAACGAAGACGCAGAAGAGATTCTGCCTAGATTTAATCCAGATGCTCAGCCAGAAGATACGGTTCTAGTTAGAATGACTAGAGATAACTTCAGATACGATATCATTGGATTTACATTTACAAAAGAGCACCCTTTTATTGCAATGACAGAAGAGAATGCTCAAGAAATTTTTGATAAGGAGGAGGGCTTCAGATTAGCAACTCCAAAGGAAGTTCAGGAGTATTACAACTAATCTAAGCCTATAACATGGCAGAGATATACGTAAACAGCAATTCACCAATTAAGACAAAGATCTATTGGGAGGGTGAACTAATAACACCTTCAAGCGTCGTAACTGCAAAAGTTTATGACGTTACAAAAGATCCGACCAATGTCATACTACCGACAACTATATTGACAACAATTAATGCAACGGCGGTAGAGACAGATATTGGAACCTATCAAATAGTGTTGCCATTTTCGTATTCGTCATATCCTAGAAACTTTAAAATTGTTTGGCAGTACACAGTTTATGGCGGGGCAGTAGGAACTCATACCACATTAGCTAATGTAGTAACTCCTTATATCAACATAAACGAAGAGATAGAAGATTTAAACTTTGGGGCAGATCCAAGCGATCCAAACTATAAGACATATGCAAATCTTCAATCAGCTGAGAGATACGCTAGAAAGATAATCGAAGATTATACTAATCAAGATTTCTATCTATATGCAGGCGAAGAGTCAATTTATGGCAATGAGTCAGATACTCTTCCTATGCCATCTAAAGTAAATAAGATATATAAGATTTACTCTAACGATATCCTTCTTGTAGACAACCTGTCTACTCCTAAAGTTAATAACTGGTTATATGATCCAATTGTTTCAGAGACAGGCTTTGGAATAAGAGTAAATAGAGCTAACCTTCTTGACAATGCAGTATATGTTGCAAATGGCTTGGTCCCCCCAACAATTACAGATACATTCTACGGAGTGTTTTCTAAGGATGTTAAGTACAAAGTAGTAGGACAGTTTGGATGGGAATCAGTTCCTGACAAGGTCCAACTTGCTACAGTTGAATTAATGAAAGACTATTTCTCAAAAGACAAGGTCTGGAGAAACAAGTACATTAAGTCTATTAAGACATTTGACTGGAGCTTTGAGTATAATGCATCGGCATCAAAAGGAACTGGTAATCTATATGTAGACCAGCTTCTTCAGCCGTATGTTATTACTCAAATGGTTCTGATCTAATGTATGCCATTATTGATTCAGTCTTTCCTATGCTTATGGATGTCTATAAGCAATTTGATACACAGGACGAGTCAACTGGCGCATTAAAAAAAGAGTGGCAATTTACCAGAACTTTACCATGCAGCGCAAAAGGAACAGTAAGCAACTCATCTTCAAGAACATCAGGAGATAAGCAAGTCTTCGGTAACAAGTATTTAAATGATCAGGTGCTACAAGTAAGAACTGCAACAAAGGTTACCTTTAGAGAAAAGATTACAAACATCAGAAATCTAGACGGTACAGTAATATGGGAAGAAATTAACTTTCCAAATAACACTCCGACAGTATTTGAAGTAATGGGCGTTGTTCCAATGACAGAACCACTAGGTGGAATTGTTGGATATAATGCTACTATAAAAAGATCGGAGAGTCAGGTAATTGGACAGTAGCGTAGCGTTAATACAAACAGCCAGCGGTCTGGAAAGATTAATGGCTGGATCAGTTCCAGGGGTAATAAAGGATAGCACGGTAGCACAGATATCGGCATTCCTATATTATGAAGCAGCAGTCCTGTCTAAACTAACATCAAATGCTGAGTTCAAGAACTTATTTAAAACAACTATATTTACACAAATAGAAAAAGACTTCGGGCAATATGTAGATGCCCAAGCAAGAACAAAGCCTAAAAGCCTTCACCACGTATACGAGTGGAACAAGACAGGCAATCCCACTGCTAGATTATTTGATTTACATTTAATTGATACAGGCGGGCTTTCATTTAGAATAGGCCGTGATTTTAAATTATCTAAATCAGCAGTGCCATCTAAGAATAAGAAACAAAAGAAAAGATATGTATTTGCAAACAAAGCTTCCGTGATGGAAGAAGGAATGCCCGTAGTAATTCGCCCAAGGTCCGCAGAACGCTTAGTATTCGAATTAGATGGTGCAACAGTCTTCATGCCTAAAGGTAGCTCAGTGACCGTCAAGAGGCCTGGAGGCAAGGCTGCAACAAATCAGTTTGCACTTACATACGGTAGATTCTTCGGCGGGCAATTAGTAAACTCTTCAATTAAGTCCTCTGGATTCCAAAGACTTTTCAATGCTAAGATAGCTAGAGCCCTGAATGTCCCAATTAATATTAAAAAGGTGCAGTATAGCTTTAGTGCTGGTAAAATAAGAATGCAGGCGGATGCAGCATTAAGTTCATCATTTGGAGGCTCACTATGACAGTAGATTATAAGATAGACGCAATGTTCGAGCTCCGCAAGTTCTTATGGACACAATTAAAGTTGGCGGGAATGTTTGATCAGAATGATTACTATTCAGATAACCTAGGTACTGAGATAATTCCTATTGTTCCAGTCCAGCAATTACCAGAAATGGATCAATTCCTAAACGGCAAGAAGCATATCGTATATGATAAGATCGGGTTATCCTACGAGGAGAACTGGCTCATATGCTGTGAGAAGGTTTTATTTACCATATATTCAACAGATGTTACAGAGTTATATGAGATGAGAAACCTCATGACCGACCTATTTAGAAGAATGGACGAATCGGCAAATGATGTCAACATATCAAAGACTAGCAATAATCTAATTTTCCACAGCATTTATATTTCGGAAACATCTCCAATTGAGCCATCCCAAGAACTTCAGGGGTTCCTATCAGCAGACATAATCCTGGAAGTCAAGTACTCCAGAGTTACAGACAGGCTGGGAAGATTTGCCTAGTTGCTTTTAAAGGGGTAATACAGTAAAATTGGACTAAGAGGAAATGAGCCTAGCCAGCTTGATTTAAAGTAAGTCAATATATATATATTTATTTAATGGAGGTTTTACACATGGCACAAAACACAGGTAATGCTAGAAACATTCTTGTTGGTGCGTCACCACTATTCTTGTCAGTAGAAGATTCTACTACATCAGGATACGTAGAAGATTTGTCACCAGCCGCTACTGCTAAAGCAGGAGAAGCAGGACGTAACAAGTTTGTTCCAGCGTTTAAAAACGGTACAGCAGGTTCTGGTAATCCAGTAACTGGTTATGTAGCAGGAGAGTCATACACAACAACTCTTAACGCAGTAGATGCAACAGTAGGTTCAGCATCAGCACCAGCAACTCTAACAAATTCAGGAGCTGCATACCGCAACGTCGGATTTACAAACAACGGTCTTCAGATTACTTACAACCCATCATACGGTTCAGTAACAGTAGATCAGCTTCTTGACTCAGCAAAGCTGTTCAAGGAAACAATGGAAGTTATGATTGCAACAGAATTCGCAGAAGGTACTCTTGAGAACGTTCTAGCAGTATTCGGTCAATCAGCAGCAACTCTTACTAACGGTAACAAGACCCTTGGTATGGCAGCAGGTGCACTAGGAGAAGCTCCAGTTGAGCGTCAACTAGTTGCAGTCGGACAAGCTCCAACAACTGCAGCATCATCAAAGACAGAGCGTGTATATTATGCTCGTCGTGTTCTTTCTGTACAACAGTCACAGTTCTCTTTGGCTCGTAACGCAGCATCAACATTCCCAGTAACATTCCGTTTGCTCCCATCAGGAGCAGCAGATGCAGCAGGAGCAGAATACGGTACAATCGTAGACCGCACCTGGCTATAATTAATATTAATTAATTAATAAAAATCCCCTCAAGGAATTGGGGGGTTTTTTATTGCCCTTATATTGTCAATATGATACAATAATTAAGACAAGATCCGAGGAGGATTAAATTGGCAACTACAGTATACGATGTTGAAGAAATTCAGCTACAAAATGGCGCAACAGTTAAACTTAAGCCTTTAACAATTAAAGAGCTTCGCAAGTTTATGAAGGTCATTCAGAAGACGCAAGAAGTAACATCAGAAGACGAAACACTCACGATCCTTATTGAAGCATGTGCAGTAGCCCTAGAAAAGCAATTGCCTGAATTGGTAAAAGATAAAGACGCATTTGAAGACACACTTGACGTTCCAACAATCAACCGCATTCTTGAGATCTGCGGAGGAATTAAGATGGACGACCCAAACCTACTAGCGGCAGCAGTACTGGCTGGTCAGAACTAGATCTAGCCGCTTTAGAGGGGGAAGTATTTCTTCTAGGTAATTGGAAAAATTACGAAGAACTAGAAGATAATCTTTCAATGCCAGAGATGGTCCAGACTTTTAAGTCAATGCAAAAAACGGAATCAGAAAAAAGGAAGTTCCTAGCTTCGATTCAAGGTGTTGAGTTAAATGAAAGCAGTAATGAAAATAAGGAGGAATCGTCTTTCGAAGATGTTAGAAGAAGAGCACTTGGAATCAACGCATCAGCAGATGATATTGTTGGACTACAAGGAGCATTTGCCAGCGAAGCTGGATTCGGCATCGGAGCAGGATTAGGATACTCTATAGAGTAACATATACATATGGCAGATAATTTAATCACCACCAATATTA